AACGACAAGAGTTAGGTTGCTTGGAACATAAGAAACCTTAACCAGCGGAAAAAGCACAGAAAACTGACGAAGTTTTTGAATGACGAGGTCAAGTGTGGTGGTCGGAACTGCTGCTCCAGCCGAGCCTGTGCCTGTAGTCAGCGCTCTCTGTTCGATTTCATTAAGCGTTTTGCCCTGCAATCTTTTGAGGTAGGCACTGCGATACTCTGGTGCGCTTGCCACAGATTCACGGTCAAAGTCAAACATGACAGCAGTAGAAGGCTTTTGAATAGTGCGGCTCTCAACAGTGCCACTCGAAATGCCAGCCGCTATCTGCTGCCGCTTTTCAATCTTGTCTTTTTCAGTTTTAAGACTTTTGACCTCAATATCAAGTGCGTCAAGGTCGGCATCATCATTTTCTATCTCGCCCTCAATGGCACCCAGTCGGAGTTCAATTTCCTGTATTCTTTTGTTCATCTTGTTAATTCCTCCCCAATTTAAGTAATGTTCTAATTTTCTGCTGTTTTCTCTGGCGCACTTCGGTTCTATCCAGTTCCTTACGCTCATTCTCGCTCTCCAGCTCAAAAAAGCTCCGCGCGCTGATTGAGGTTGTATCATAAGCGGGGAAATCCACCGCGCTTACATCATAGAGTTTGTCTATATCCTGAATGGTTCGAGTATGGGCTTTTTTGTCATACTCGTCCTTTCGAACTGTAAATGCAAAGGACATCTTATCAACATCGCCACGCTTTATAAGCTCGTACAGATCACGCCCATCACTTGTATCTGCCAGCTGCGCACGGATTTTCAGACCATTCTCATCCCGAATGAGTTGCAAAGTCTTATTTCGGGTGCGAGCCATTATCATAAAACTGTCTGAATGGTTATATTTCATCGGCACGTCTCTCATGTCGGTTTTAGCGAGCGCAGAACTATCGATAATCTCACGGTATTCAGTATCACCGACCATAAACATGGCAGGTTCATTAAAGCGAACGGCGTATCCTTCTACAATGCGAGCGTCAGTCTCCGGCTCCACTACTGCCCTGACTTCCATATCCCGCCGCTGGATTTTCAGTTCCATTTTGCTCATTGCTATCATCCTCTCCTACCTGATATTTGTTTGCTTTGGATGCGTCCACCACATTGAGTGTCTGCATTCTCTTTGCGCCTTCGCCGTTTGGCAGAGGGGCTAAATCAAAAACCTCCCGCAACTCATCAATCGTAAACATGCCAAGCGGACCGAGATTTTGCGCCAGAGATATCTTGGTTTTGGCGCTGGCATACTGGAGTCGGTTTGCTTCAAATACTATTTCATTGCCAAAACCTAGTTCCTTGTCGCTGAAAACTTTAGTGGTGAATTCAAGGCTCATTTGAATTGCCAGAGGTTCGATTACAGATTCATAAAAGGCATTCCACTGATCTTCATTGTAGTTACTTGTGACAATTGCCTCGGAAATGTTAAAATAGCGGTACACCTGATCTCGCACTAGACCCATAGTTTTGCCGTCAATGATTTTTGGGTCACCCTTGAGTTCCGTATAATCCGCTTTGGCATCCAACGCTGCAACACCGCCGTTGTTTGTAATGTCCATATAGTCAGTTATGAAATCGTCACGCTGCTTCTTTATGTCTTCGGGCTTCATCATGTTTTGAGTGAATTTTAAAAGACCTCGCAGGTATGCTGAACTTTTTACCGCATTTATAATGCCGGAATTCATTGTGGTAATTACCTGCAAAATGGGTGTAAGTGCTGTGTTATGCGTTTCACCGTACATGTCGTTTTTATAATAAAAGCGACGCAAATGAATAATGTCACTGTAAGGAACCACCACCGTCTTGCCGTTCATAAAGTAAAATTTTGCATACACAGTTTCATCATCACCGACTGCTTCAAGTAAATCTACAGCAATGCTGTTCAGTGGATAAAATCCTACAGGCTTTCCGGTTATCTCATCTGGCATCACATACACGAAAGCGTTGTTTGTCAGGTACAATTGGGTAACGGTTTTGTAAATAAAGTCATAGGTGTTCATGTACTGATTCGGTCTGTATTGAAGCAGCCATTCAAGCTGTGAGTCGGTGTTGCTGATAGCCCCAGATACTCGCCGTATGTGTCTGGGCTTGAGCTTTGCTGTGTTGCTGGCGATGGCATGTACGGCAGAACGCACTATGTCGCTATCATAAGGCTCGCCTGAATAGCTCATAAAGTATGGGGTGTAGGCGTTTAACATTTTAAGCTGAGTTGTTTGCGCCGGGGCTTGCGGTCTGCCTCCGAATAGTGATTCAAACAAACCGCGTCTTTCTTTTTTTGCCATAATTCTTTTCACCACACTTTTACATCATTGCTTTGTAATCAGCCATCTTTTCAAAAAGAGCGCAATATGCAATCAACAAACTTACTGAGCCATCAATACGCAGACGATTGTTCCTGCCTTTTATGGGTCGAATATTATTTCGCGCAGGATACTTGTGTTTGTAAGACACCATTTCAAAATTGGGTTGTTGTTGTAATTTATATTGTGAGCCTTGAGGTCGGCTTCAAGTTCTTTCATGGGCTGAGAAAGTGTTCTGCTGCCCTGCCTACATTCGACCATTTCAAAACCAGTATCAACCATTTCCTGTACCCAGTACCGCGAGTTCCAAGGGTCGTAATAGTTCCAGAGAGGACGGATTCCGTATTTGCTGAACATCTCAACGTACCATGCTGTGACGTCGCTGTAATTTACTTTGTTTCCGCTGCACAATCGTAAAAGACCACGCTCATGCCATTTGTCATATGGAATCTTGTCCTCTTTAACTCGCTGCTCCAGCAATTCCTCTGGCAGGAAATACATTTGCAGAAGATATTTTCGGTCGCTGCCCGTTTTCATAATGAGTAGGCTTGCACATGATAAATCTGTTGTGGCTGATAAATCGGCACCACTGACAGCGTAACAATTGCGCAATTCCTCAATATCAAATGTGCTTTCGTTATTCACATCGTCAAAGGTGAGCCACATCCCGGCGACCGTATCACGGATATTGAAATCTTTACACAGAATACCTGAAAGGTCTGACGGATTGTTTTTTGCTCGTTCCACCTTGGCGGTCAAATCTTCAAGTTTTTTAATTGTACCGAGCGCCGGATTTGCTTTCGCCCACATCTTCCAGTCGGTCCATTCGCTGCGCTCGTCCAACTCATATAATATAGGAAGAAACTGATCATCTTGGACGAGTCCATCAGCAATTTTTACTGCATAGGAATACATATCATCATAAATACACTCGCGTACAGTTCCGCTTGTGGTAATCATCACAAGTAGGGGTTGCCGTCTAGCGCTCATGCTCTGTTTCATTACCTCGTAAAGGTTGCGATCCTTGATTGCGTGCAGCTCATCGATTATGACGCAGTGGCTATTTAATCCATCAAGGCTGTTACTGTCGGAAGCGAGCGCTTCCATCTTGGAAAAGGTAAGAGGAAAATATATATCGCTTTTGCGTTTTTTCAAATGTTTGCTAAGCGCAGGGGATTGTCGCACCATGTTAACCGCTTCACTGAAAACTATACGGGCTTGGTCTTTCTTCGTGGCGACACTGTAAATCTCCGCACCGCCCTCGCCATCTGCCACAAGCATATACAGTGCTATTGCCGAGAGCATTGTGCTTTTGCCATTCTTACGAGCAATAAGGAACAGGGTTTCACGGAATCGTCGTAGTCCCGTCTTTTTATGTACGATACCAAACAGCGCCGCGATGAATGCTTTTTGGAAAAGTCCAAGCACAATTTTTTGCCCTATCCATTCGCCTTTGCTCTGCTTGCAGAACGCTTCAATAAAATTTACCGCACGTGTTGCTTTCGATTCGTCATATTTCCACTGGCTTTTTCTGTTACGGAGGTCATCGCACAGCCGCAAATAAACTTTTTTGACTCGAATTGAAGTAACTATTTTACCAGACTGAATTTCTGTATTGTATTTTGATATCCAGTTCATCACTCAACGGCCTTTCTCATTTCGTTCGATTGTCCGTTGAGCTACCTGTTGTTGCTTTCAAAAACAGATACAACTCGTCCTGCGGCTCACTTGCGCCTGTGTCCTTCACTGCCAATCGAAGCCTTGCGTTGGGTGTTAGTCCGCACTCGACGCTCATCTTGCGGTACAGTTCGCCGTAGCGGAGCACGTCCTTAATCGCCGGGTTGTTTTCTATGGTCTTATCGCCATAGCGGTTTTCCTTGACCTTAAGTAGACCGGTGCGGTTCACAAATTCGGTTGCTTGTTTCCATTTGCTGTATGCGTCACAACAAATTGCAAGGGACGTGCTGTCAATGCTTGTGAGAATATCGAGGTCTTTAAATTCTTTTACCAGCCGGTTAAATTCTGCCTTGGCCGTTTCATCAAGGTAATCAGGGCAAGCTATCTTACCCTTCCTTTTTGGTTTTACGGCCTGTTCATTGTTTTCTCGGCGCTGCTTTTCGGCATTTGTGAGATGCTTTTT